GGACTTGTAGTTCAGCTTGATGAAGAAGGTAGAATTAATTATGCTGAGGCAGAGAGGTTACTCATACTACTAAAGATAATTAATAGAAAGTACAAGTATGAGGTGGTAACTAAAATAGAGGAGTTATGAGATACTTATTAGCAATAGCTGCTTATGAGCTGATTAGAAACAAAGTTATATGGCTTTGGTATTACTTAATTAAAAAAGGAAGCGAATGACACTAAAAGATAAGTTCCAACAATGGTTCATCAATGATGAAGAAGATGAACACTACGAAGGTATGGTAGAACTCGTATCTATCGAACATGAAAAAATAGCAGATGAATTTGCTATTGGATTTGCAGAGTATTTATCAGATTGGCATACAAAAGAAAGACTAACTAAACTATTAGAAATATATAAAAAGGAAAAAGGATTATGACGCACACAATAGTTAAAGGTAATGAATGTTATATTTTTATGAATGGAAAACTTATTCATAAGACTAGAACTGACAATTCAGAATCAGGAGTTACATTTGATGTAATGGCCTATAGAAAGAACGATAGTTTAAAATCAATTAAATAATTATGAAGCTAAAATATTTTATAAAAGACCTTGACTTCTTGAGAGTATATAACTCTCCTTTTAAACCATTAAAACTAAAATGGTATTGTGGGAAGATTGCATTAGGTACACCTTATTTTTATCCACGTAAATGGGTAAAGGGTACACCTAAGTTAATTAATGATGCTGTTTTAAAGCACATAGAGAATGAGAAAAGATATAATGAACTCAATCCTAATTATGCAAGAACTATAAAGTCTTATGATGAACTATATGAGGAAAGAAAAAGTTATTCCTATGCTGTTACTAAGAAGATAGGTTTCGACTTTGTATCATTAGGTTGGAAGACTAAATGGAGAAGTAATGATTACAGATTTGAATGGAGTCCTCTTATTTCTTTTGTATTCTTTAAATGGCAGATAGCTGTAACATTTGTAGCTCCACACCTAGACCATTACTGGGAATCTTGGTTATACTATACAAGAGAGACGGATAAATCCAACACTATAGCAGAAAGAATAGCACAGTGTAGGAAAGAAGCACCACAGATTTGGACCAGACACATTAGTGATGGTGTAAAAGAAGCTACAGATTATTATGAATTAATACTAAAAAAGAAATGGCTGATATAAGTAAATGTGGAGATACAAGTTGTCCATCAAAAGATTTTTGTTATAGGTTTACAGCTCCAAATGGAATGTTTCAATACTTTCATAACTTCAATAGAGAAGAAGATGAAGATAATTGTAGTCAGTTCTATCCTAATGGTAAAGACTCTACTAAATGCAAGTTAAGAGGTGTTAAACGTGATGGAGAGATATGTAATTTAGATTACTGTACCTATCCAAAATGTGTTCAGGATAGTTACTGCCCTAAATGTCATAAGGTAGATGGAGAACACAAGATGAGCTGTGCAACAAGAAAGATAACTATCATTAATATAATGGAAGAAGATGAAAAACTTGGATTGTACGATGAATCTAAATAAATAGTTTTATCTTTGCCTTATGGGAAAGAATATATCAAAAGCAATTAAGACCACTTACAAAGGAAAGAAATTCCAAAGTAGACTTGAACAACACCTATTTCAGTTGTTTGATGACGCTGGAGTTAAGATTAAGTATGAGGAGGAAGTGTTCACAATCATAGATAAATTTCATTTCCCTAATGCTTCTTATGAGAAGACCATTAATAGTAAGGGTTCTCTTATAAATAAAGGTGAGAAAACTCACTTAGCAATTAAGTATACCCCAGACTTTACTTTGGATATTGGAGATAAAAAGATTGTAATAGAATGCAAAGGAATATTTACAGATAGAGCACAAATGGTTTGGAAATTATTTAAACGATACATAGCAGAAAATAACTTAAACTATATTCTATATATGCCTCGTAATCAAAAACAAAATGAATTTGTATTTAACGAAGTAATGAAAATATTAAAAGCCACCAATTAATTTAGGTGGCTTTATTTTTTATTTCTTTCCTTTAGCCATTAACTTAAAGAATGAAGCTACACTAGAGTCTGATAATATTTTACTTTCATTAAGCTCTATAGCTACATTTACAAGTCTTTTAAACTCTTTGTTGTCTCCACTATTTTTAGCGTCTCTCAGTTTTGTTAATATAGCTGGTTCAACCTCATCTTTCTTCATTTTCATATATTTAGAAGCATCATCACTAAACATATTACTTCTAATCTTTCTTCTAATTAAAGCAGCCTGATTTGCTGATTCTAATAAAGAGTTTAACTCATCTCTACTAACTTGTAATTTGCTTCCAAACTCTTTTATTAAAGATGGATATATTTTACCCATTTGAGAATCTATTTTACTCTCTTGGCCTTTTGTTGTTTTATCTCCGTATTCTTTAAATAATTTTAAATACTCGTTATACATTCTAGTTTTAACGTAATTATACATCTTACCTTCCAACTCTTTTATTTCTTTAGGAGAACCTGAATGATATATTTCTTTTTGGTCTTTAATATTTGGTATTGATGAGAACTTTTCTTGAGATTGCATTGAATTTATATCTTTTGCAAATGGCAATATTCCTGTTCCTAAAAGAGTTTTTACAGTTCCTGATTTAATATCTGCTTCTCCAGCATCAACATCCTTTCTTAATTCTTCACTAGCAATACCTAAAGAACCAGTATTACTCATAAGATAATCAAAAGCATTTTTAAAACCTCCAGCATTAGGATCGTATGATGTAAAACCAAATGAACTCATGTTCTTGTTATATGCTCCTTCGTAAGTTATACCTTTTAAATACTTATCATTTATAATTTCTGCACCAACACTAGCTAAATTTGAAGAAAAATTACCTGAAGCTCCAGTAGCAAGACTTATTGCTGCTCCAATTAAATCTCTTTTAAATTGACCTTCTTTTTTCTCATCATCATTAAATATAGATAAACCTAATGCCGATGCTACTCCAGAAAACAAAGTTGTTGTCATCCATCTTTTTGATAGTGTATATGCAAATTGACTTGCAAACTTAGAACCTAAAATACCAGCATCTTTTCTTGTAATCTTACCATTTGAAATCATATTATCTAAAGCCACATATATTCCAGTTGCTTGACCTGAGTTATGAGCTCTAAGATTTGAATTAAAATGGTTTAATATAACTGCTGATTGTCCAGCACTAGATTTTGTTTGGTATTTACCAGCTACAACATAAGGGTTTTTAGATGATACTATTTGACTAATCTCAACATCTGCTTGTCTAGTGGCTTTATCTAATTGCCTTCTAAACTTATCCATATAATCTATATCTCCATCTGATATTTTCTTATAATCAGGTTTCTCCCCAGTTAATTCTTCAAACTTACCTTCAAACAATCCATAAAATAAAGGAACTGCAATAGCTTTATCTGGAGTTGCTAATAAAAAATCTCCAAGCTCTTCTATGGTTTTATGAGTACCTTCTAATTGAGAATTTTTATATAGCTTTAGCAAAAGTTTTTTACCAGCTGAATCTAAATTACTACTACTCTTTATTCTTGTCTCAAATGGAACATCTGCACCACCTTGACCACCAACTTTAGGCAGTTCAAATATATTGTTTGCAAAACGTGCTGCTTGTGGTACTTTTAATGCATATAGAATTTTATTATTATCACCTCCATTTTTAAGCATATTTTTATATATACTAACACCATTAATGTATTTTGTAGTATGAGGTAATGAATTTATTATATTTCCTAATAACTCAGGTCCAGCTTTTGTAACACCAACCAACTTTACTTTAGTTATCTTTCCAGAGAAAAAACCAAGAAGACCTAATCCCATACCTTTAGAATGTATAGCAGCTATTGATTTGTGTTGTAAAGATTCTATAGTTTGAATAACTATTTTTTGATCATCAGTAAGATTAGGGTCTTTTAATAAAGATTTAATTAAAGCCTGGTCTCTTCTAGTTCTATCTAATAAGTGGTATCTTGATGATACATCATCTAAATACTTATGCATTTCCTCTGTTATATCTAATGATATTACCTTATTCTCTCCTCCTGTACTACCAGTCTTCTCAAGAATATTTCCTGCTTTAAAACTAGGCTTAGTAAATTCTAATACCTTATTATTTACTTCCTTTTCTAAACTCTCTCCTTTACTGCTTGTACTACTAAAAGATATTGGTGTATAATTTTCTTTAACTTGAAGAACATTTCCATCATCATAAAAAGAAGTATCGTAAGCCTTATCTTTTATATCACTATTATAAAATTTATCATGTGCCTTTACTATCTCTTTTTCTGAATCACCAAAGTCTTTTGATTTAAAATACTCTTCAGAGTTAAATCCTAAATCCTTAAACTTATCTAACTCTTCTTTTATTACATCTCTAGTTTCTTTAGAGTACTTATTATTCTCTCCTTTATCATTAAAAAATTTACTTGAGAAATACTTATCTACAGATAAGTCTTTACTTGATCCTGAAGTTTCATGTAATCTTTGTATAGTATATAATTTAGCTCTTACTTTAGCTCTAAATATAGCGTCAGTATCACTCCCATGTTTATCTTCAAGATATTTATCTATTGGATTTATTAATTTCTGTCTAGTATCTAAAACATATATATCGTGAGCACCAACTTGTTGAGATCCTTTTCCAAAGAAAATACCTGCAAAATCTTTGTTTTTAAGACCTAAAACATTATCTATAGCGTATTTATGGTATCTTGATAATTGATTGCTTAAACCACTTCTTTTTAATGTATTCTTACTTTTAATTAATCTATTAAATACAGCCTTTCCTCTAGACGATACAGCTAAATCTTTTAACTTAACATTTGCTTTCTCTAAAGCTTCTTTAACTAATTTTTCACTATTAAATAATTCTATAGAAGCATCTATTGTATTTAAATGTTTATTTATAAAGCCATCACCTATATTTAGTAAGTGGTCTTTCATATTATCCAACTCTTTATCAGATAAACTATCTAAATATTCATCAGAAACATTATCTAAAATATTATCTATTCTTGATTTTGTTGATTTATCTAAAACACCTACATCTTTTAAATCTTGTATATCGTTTAAAGAGTTTTTAATTGTAGCTTTTTTCTCATCTCTCTCTTCTTTAGTGTATGGTTCTTTAGATTTTCTATTCTTAGTCTTAGCAGAGTCCTCAAAGAAATCTTGGTTTTCTAATAAATACTTACTTTCAGCAGAAGTTATGTTATCACTCTTTAACATATCAGTAACTATTTCTTCATAAGACTTACCTTCTAAGTCCTCAAAATCATTAATGAAATCATCTACTCTTTGTTTTAAATCTACATCTTTAAAGTTTTTATTTTCGTATGATGCAACTACATTATTTGCTTCTTGAACTAAAGCATTCGCACCTTCACCTGACAAATTACCATCAGCTAATTTATTAACTATCTCCTCATATTTAGCAAGAGACTCAGCTGGTATTCTATCTGGATTAAGAGATAACATTCTTTTTAAAGATTCAACACTATATGTATCCTTAACAACACCTGCTTTTGATAATCTAGATATTGCTTTCTTTCTAGCTTTATTAGAGTTCTCTACTTTTTCTTTATAATCAGCAGTATCAAATACATTATCAACGTGATTAACAAAATCTTCTATGGCTTTATTAACATCTTTCTCAGAACTAATTCTTCCTAATTTAGATAAAATAGATTTGTATTGAGAATTAGAAATCTCTTTCTTTCCCAAACTATCTTTGAATATTTTAATAGAATTATTTACAGCATCTTTAACACTCTTAATCTTGCTTCCATAAGATTTATCAGCAGATTTTAAAGCTTCTACACTAGCCTTGAATACATCTCTAACTTGACCCTTTAAATCTCTAACTTCCTCATTTAAACTCTCTATTTTATTCTTTACTTTTAAAGCTTTAACAGATTTAGATGAATCAAAATTTCCTTTAGCAATATCAGCCAACATAGCTTCTAATGTATCGTATTCTTTTCCAGTAACTTTATCTATAAATCCACAAGGTCCTGCCATAACTTATTATCCTTTAAATAAAACTTTTTCTAATAATAACATCTCAAACTTACTATCTCTATTAGTACCTTCTACTACGTTTAACTTATCGCTATATTCAGCAACAGCTTCCTTCTGTGTAGTTCTAAAGAATTGTAGGAAATCAAATACACATAAATCTCCAGTTTTAAATACCTTCATTGAAGTATCTTCATAACCTTCATATAAAGAAAACTCCATATCGTATGCCTTCTCTATTACATCAATTAAGTCTGTAAACTCTAATACTGGTTTTAAAATATTTGATAGGTCTGGAGTAACATTCCAATCAACCAAGTAGTCCTCAATTTTTTTAGCGTGAGTTAGTTCATCATCACTCTCTGCTTTAAAGAATGCAGAAGCTTTAAAAAAACCTTTGTTTTGACACCAATTAGTAGCACTTCTATAAAAGTAGAATGCTTTAAATTCATCTGGTAATCTCTCAAGTAATAAGTTTACTACTTCTTGGCTTAACACTTCTGGTTTCTCAATTTTACTATTCATTATTTTATATGTTACAAGGTTTTTCTTCTATTCTTCCTTCAGCTATTAATTTTTTTAATATAGCTTGTTGTTGTTTTTTATCTTTCAATAACTCATTCATTTTATCTACAGCTTCAGTAGGCAAAGATACCTTTTCTTTTTCTTTTTCTGTCTCTACTTTAGGAGTAGTTTCTTCCTCTAGTTTTGTTTTAGGGTTCTTTCTTGATTTAGTAGGAGTAGGTTCTTCTACTTTAAATTCTTCTGTAGGTTTAGCTTCTTCGGTTGGTTTACCTTCTGCTTTTATTTCTCTTAATAAAGGTGAGATTAATTTATCGTACTTATTATATATTTCACCAAGTTTAACTTTATCATCAGGACTTACATCTTTATATTCATTCTGTTCTTCCTCTCTTAATTTTTCTACCTCTGCCTTTTTTTCTTCTATAGTAGTATTAGGTTTATTTTCTTTAGATTTATTAGTATTAATATCTATCTCTATAGGTTTAGATATTACATCTTCTATTCCTTTAGGTTTAGCCTCTTGTTCTTCAAACAATTTAATCTCAGCACTATTCTCTACTTTTTTCATTGTAGTGTAACCTTCAGGAACTTCAGATGGAGCTTCGTTTTTATAATAAAATACATTTTTTTCTTCAGTAGGAGTTGCAACTTCTTCTTTAGGAACATTTCTAGAATCATGTATCTTAGATGCTTCCATAGTTATATCTCTATCGCTAAAGTTAAACTCTTTATCTCCTCTTGCTTTAGCCTCAGAAATTAATTTCTTACTAGCCTCTTCTTTAAGTTTATTTTGTTCTCTATCAGGTAATGCAAAAAACCCATCTTTTCTTGGAGTATAATTCTCTTTTATTCCTTTAAGAACTTTCTCGTTTTTTATATAATCTTCTTTAACTTTATCTAATGCAAATTGTTTCTCTTCATTTAAAAATTCTGAGTTATGTATATCTGTTGCTTCTTGTCTTAAATCAGATGACTTTCTTGCTAACTCAACAACTTTAGAATAATCAGCATCATTCATATTAGACATTCTATCAAGTACATTATCTATATGTACATTGCTTTCAGCAGTCAATCTATCTATTTGTTTTTTAACTAATACCTTGCTCTCAGGAGTTATATTTTCAAATCTTAATCTATTGTTTAAATCAGATATTAATCTAGAGTTATTATCTATAGTCTTAGCTTCTTCGTTAGTCATATATGGTCTTGATGTTTGACCTAAAGCGTGAGCAAAACCAGCATTCATACCATGCAATATAAAAGCATCTCTAACGCTTTTTAAATCCGATGCAACTTTAAAGTAATCAACTTTCTTACCTAAAGCATCATCTAATGTAGCTTGTCCTAAACTCATTATTTTTAAATCTCTAGCTAAACCTAATGAATGTCCTATATAATCTTTAGTCCAATCCTTAGTTTTTTGCATAAAAGTTTTCTGTAATAAATCAGGAGATTCTTTTTCTATAGCAGCTGCTATCCTAGATTCATTTTGCAAAAACTTTAATTGACGAGCCATAGGAAGAACCATTGTTCCTCCCCAAGCAATAGGTACTACATAAGATGCTACATCAGAGTGTAAATCTTTATTTGCATATTCTTTGGTTTTATATTTTTCACCATTAAATTCAAAGTTATTTTCATTATTTGCTATAGCTTCTTCTTTAGCTTTTTTAAACCCTTCATTTTCACGTCTAATTTCAGCAACTTTACCTCCAGCAGATTCAACAGCAGTAGCAACTAAACCAGCAGTTCCTCCAGCTAATAGAGCAGCTGTCATTCCAGCATTGTCTCCAACTATAGATACTAATTCATTTGCATAATCATTTGCATTATGAAGTCCTAATGTTTTTGTAGTTCCTCCAACTATAACTCCAGGAACAACTCCTTCTCTCCCTTCTTTTATTTTTTGAGCTTTTTTAGCATACTCCTCACTATATTGTTGGTCTACATCACCGTAATGTTTAGCAGCCATTCCCATACCTTTAAGTAAAGGAATACCAGTTATATCTCCTAAAGTATTAAAAGCTGCTTCACTTGGTTTATCTATATACTTACTTGTAAACTCATGTAGGTTACCAAGTGCACCATATCCATAAGACTTGATTCTTTTAGCTATATCTAACATCTCATTATTTTCTGAGGTATATGCAGAAGCTTCTTGTTGAAAAGTACCTATGTCTTTTTGGTTTTTAACGTATTTAGTTTGATATGTTTTTCTTAATTCTAAATTTAAAGCTATATTATGTTTAATATCTTCAAACTTATCTACAAACTCTTGAGATACTTTACCACCAAGTCTATCATATTCTTTTTTCATAGACTCAGCATCTTGAGTCATTCCATCTATAGAAGATGTTATCTCACTCATGTTTTTCACATTATCTTTATTTTCTTTTGATAAGTGAGATGCTTGTTGTGCTTTATGGAGACCAAGAGAATATTGTTCTGCTGGAGTTAAGTTCTCCTTAGCAGCATTCATTTTACTTTGATGAATCTCTGCTTTTTTTTCTTCTATAAATTTTTGTTTAACTCTATATTCTACTTGACCTGGAAGTAATGTCTCTCCATTATGTATGGCCTCATCTCTAACTTCTTTTCTTAAATCTTCTAAAGGAGTTTTTATTTTCAACCCAGCATTATCTTCTTTTAAAGGTTGGTAATTAAGTATACCTTTAGTGTATGCACCAACTTTATATAATAAAGACCCACCACTTTGTGCTTCTTTGTAGTCATCTTCAATGCTAGTTAAATCTTCTTTTTTTAAAGCATAAGGTTTAGTTTTCTGTACTGCTGATTCGTAGTTTTGTTTTATGAAGCTATCAAACTGTGGTCTTAATTGTGGAGACATCTTGGATTTTGAAACACCTCCAGCCATAGCAGATAATACTGTGGGAGCAACGTAAGATACTTCATTACCTTTATCAAAGTCTATTAATTGATCGACATTCATTTTACTGAAATCGACATTAGGAGTAGGAGTAGCTTTAACTACTGATTTAGGTTTAACACCAACAATAGGTTGTTTATTTATTTTAAAACCACCAATAGTTACATCTTTAGGTTTTCCAACTAAAGTACCCCAATCCGATGGTTTCTTTTGATTTTCTGTACCCAATAAAGATTTTTTTGGTGAAGGTAACGTAGTAGATACCTCTTGAGGAACTGGTCCACTTGATTCCAAATTGTCTTTTTTTTTTATACCTAATGGATCACTATTTTTAATCCCTAATGGATCTTTTTCATCTTCCATAATTATATCTTATAACTTTTAACATCATTCTCATTGTAACCCATATCTTGTAATTGTTTCAAACTATATGTTTTACCTTTTATTTTGTAAGACGAACCTGATTGTTTACTTTCTTTTGGTTGAGAATTTCTTAATGTTGTTTTTGCAAAATCTACATTATAACCTTTTCCTTTATTTGCACCAAGAGTTTGTTGTCTTAATATATTATCAGCATCTTCTTTAGAGAAAAAATAAATGTGTTGAGTGTATTTATTTCCATACGAACTTAGTATAGAATTAGTAGCTTCTTGTTGTTGGTCAGAAGACATAGAAGTCCAAGCTGGACCACTCATTTTATCTTGAACTTCTCTACTAGACTTAGCGTCTAATTGTTGTACTACAAATCCAGGAATTTCTTTATCACCTCTTTTAACTAAAGTCATGTTTGATATATAAGAACCAGCAGGAAGTGGAGTGTTTGCACCCTCTCCTTTTTCATTAAAATAATTACCTGCTTTTACTGAGTAAACAGGAATTTTAACAAGAGGGAAACCAAATGCTGTCTTATCTACATCACGAGATATACTTCCTCCTAATCGATTCTGTGCCCAAGTAGCTCTACCTAAAGTGTAATTATACTTCTCTTGTTCTTGTTTTTCTTTTTGCTGAGCTCTACTTTCTGCTAAATTAACATTTTCCTTGCTCTCAGGAGCTAAACCTCCAAATATAGCTGTCTTATATTCATCTCTAACTATTTGTTTATCCTCGTCAGTATACTCGCTTTCTTTTAATGGATGTAAATATCTTTGTAATTTTTCTTTTTGCTCAGGAGTTATATTTTCTTTTGCAAGCTCAGTTGTAGCATAATTATAAAGAACATTTATTCTTTGCTCTCTATTTGCAACGTGAGCATTAATCATTTTATCAACAGCTTCTTTAACCCTTTGATCATCATTATATGTAGTAGATATAGATGTAATACCATTATCAGTAGTATTAGTTCTTAATTTTATATTGTCTGATATTTTACCAGCATCCTCAGTTAAATCATAAGCATCCATAACATTAAATGCTTTTCCATTTAATAATTCATTATCATCAAAAGAATCTCTTTCATTACCTTCTCTATCGTAGAACTTTCTATATACTTTTTTACCATCAATACCTACTTTAAATTTTCTCTGAACATTACCATTTCCATCTGAAGTGGTTTCTATCTCTGGAAATTTATACATTATAGATCCATTTAAAACTATAGGTTCTGTATCTTCTAGATTATCCAAACCATGAGCAACAATGTCTGTTTGAGATTGTTGAACACCACTCTTCTTTGATTGATTTTCTAAAAATGATTTTGCATATCCACCAATTTTAGTATTTATTTCTGTGTATTTTTTTATTATTCCAGGTATATTATTATACTCTACTTGCTTCTCACTAGATAATTTATCTAAACCTCCTGCTTCAGTTGCTTCTTTGTTTAAATCAGCATACCTATTTTTTTGTTCAGATACAATATTAGTTACAGCTACATCATGTACTTTAACTCCAGCAGGTATCACTTCATCAAACTTAGCAACTTCAACAGGCTTAATTTCTTTAGCTTTAGCTGCTTTATCTGCCCTCATTTTATCAATCAAATCACTTTGAAACTTTTGTGCATTTACAGCTATATCTCCAAAATCTACATTTGGTGCTTGTACTGTTGCGTATGCTCCTACTTTACCTATTGCCATATATTAGATACCTTGTTGATTATATTTATTCATTTGAGAATTAACTTCAAATGGATTATATTGTTCAAAAACTCGACTACTTAATCCAGATAAGTTTGATGTTAAATTTTGTCTATTAGCAGGTACTACTCCGCTAGTAACAATAGGTTGCAATCCAGTTACATTACCTTGTTTTACTTGACTTGTTAAAGCATCCATATATTTACCTTGCTGATACATTTGAACACCACTAGCAGCTCCTTGTATAGCTCCTTTTATACCTTGCATTTCTTGTGCTTTGCCAGCTGATATTTGAGATGATAAAGCAGCTACATCATTTTGATATCTCTGTTCTTTCATACCTCTAATTTGAGATTGGTCTCCAGCTCTAGCAAAATCAATTTGTTTTTGTTGCTCATCTAAACTAGCAGCTATCTGTCTATTTTGTAAATTTTGTTGTTCGTTAAGCTGACCTAAACCACCAATAACCCCTCTAATACCACCACTTCTTAAAGTATCTACACCAGTAGCAAATTGTCTAGCACCCTCTTCTCTTTGAAGATTAGCTCCCAACTGACTTACTTGAAGACCTTCGTATGAATTTTGTAAATTTGGAATAGGTAAGTTATTCAAAGCATCTTTAGCTTCCCTAGCTTGTTTAGCTCCTTCTACAGCTTGGTAAATGCCACCTAATGCTGCGACTCCTCCTATAACTGCACCTGTTACTGCTGCCATATTTTTATAGTAATTTTATATATTCGTTACAACCCTTACTCCCTAAAATAAATCCTTCCTCTAAATATTTATTTTGTAAGCTCTCGTTTTTTAATGATGTATAAGCAACCTCATATCCCATCTCCTTTGCTATATAACATAATTGATTTATACATTCTGAAATAGCTACTTTCCTAACTTCTTTATCTTTAACATCAGGGTTACTAACTATAAATTCAACCCAACACATATTGCTATTAGTTAAATAAACAAAACCTGAACATACGTCTGTTGAATCTATGTTCACAATCACACCAGTCTTAGGTAAGTTATTTAATCCTGGAGCTGGAAATCTCCAAAACTTCCACCAATCTAATAACATTGGGTAATCTCCCTCAGTAAAATATCTTGTATTGCTATCCATTAAATTAAATTTATAGTGCAAAGATAATCAAATTATTGAAAAGACTTAAATACCTCTGTATTAACCGTAAATAATGTAGCTTCACTACCACTATCAGTTGTAGTTAGTGTAATAGTAGCGTGGTTTCCTTTAATACCATTACTCTCTGCTACAGGATTTTTAGCTATAAAATAGAATGAACCTACAGGACCAGTTGTTATTGGAGTTATAGTTATTGATGTTGAATTAAATGAAAGCACTCTTCCTATAGCGTATGGTGTGTTACTTATATCTATAGTATATAAAGTATCTTCTGTAGATAGAAATGTAGGAACTTCATCGAAAGTATATGTATTTGATAATAATCCAGTACATACCCCAACACCTTGTATTGATAAATGAGTAAAATCTAAAATACTATTACTGTCTCTACTTATCATAGCATAATGCTCACCTTCTCTAGTATTAAAGTTTTCATAGTTAATATGTCCATTATCAAAATTGGTCTCAATGACAGCATTCCAATGACTAGTATTACTCTCTAATGATATTGTTTTGAATTGTTTTACATCACTTGGGTCTTGATTAAATGCTACCGTTACAGAAGAATCTTGAACACTCATACCTCCTTCATCATCATAGAAATAATTTCTAGATGCTGTCTCTGAATGGTGTCTATATAGCTGACCATTTTTAAAAGAAAAGAAACCACGATTTAACCTAGTCATCCACTCTGGGTTGTATCCCCAAAAAGATGTCCAAGTATTTGTTTTTTCGTCAAACGATATTGTTTCAGCCATTTTTTATTTTTTATTTTTTATTTTTTATTAATCAGGGCAGTACCCAACCTTAACTACATTTGCTGGAAGACCAATTAAAGTAGATGCACAGAATAATGTCTCTACATATCCTTCAGTACCATCTGCTGTTGCAGTTTGATAATCACCAAAACAATCTATATACTCACAAGTATTAATTCCTACACTACTATATATTTTATATTGTCTACATGTACTTTGGTTACAAGCTCCTATATCAGTAGTTACAACTCTATCTACACTAACTATTGAAGAAAGGCATACTTGCTCTGTAGATGTTATAAAGTTTAAAATCATTTCTCGTAATATATAATCGCAATCTAAATATCTAACTAAACCATCTGAATGTAAAGGACCATCTAAATGTAAAGGACTATCTATCCAATCAAATTGATATGCTCTACAATCTAATGGTTCATTTATTAATATATCTACTCTTATATCTACACTACACTCTCCACTAGATACTCTATAAATATAGAAATCAGGTATTAAACTACTTCCATTATGAACGTATGTAATATAATCTCCTACTATCTCAAATCCTCCATACTCAGGACCTGTTATCATAGACAAGGTATAAGGTGTTCCATGAGTTATATTATCTAAACCATTTAGAGAGAAACTAGTTCCTTGATTTATACTTTTTAATATGTTAGTATTTGCAGCGTAAACATCATCAATATAATCCCAAACTATATAAAGTTTCTTAGATAGGTCTCCTAATCTCTCAAATGTAAACTCAATATAGTTCTCATCTCCAACAGTTGTTATAGATGGGTATGTTGCATTATCTATTATTTGTTGTGCATCGTAATCACTACTAGTAATAGTATACCCTATTTTATTACATGCAGTAAACACACCATCACCTTTTATAGAAGACACTCTAACTAAACTTCCTTCAAATGGTATTGGACCATCAGCTTCAATTCCAACCTCTGTTCTAAATCTTGTAAGACCAGAAGTAGTAAATGTATCTACATCTGTTGAGTTTCCATTATATCCATACATTGAATCTACCCAAGAGTATTTGTTTGTCATAGATTTACCAGCATCAGAAATATCATTAACTACCAAAGTAACAACTTCTAACTGATTAGTTATAGGACAATGATTTGAAAAAGAAATCATAGCATCAACTTCATGTGTATTATTTATTAATACGTAAGCAGTTTCTTCTGTTCCTGTTCTTGATATAATAACACTTCCACTTCCTGTTAATCCTGGATTTGCATAATTTCTAACTCCTATGGTTATTGTTGCATCTAAAACTCCCTCAGGTATTTGGTAATTAAAAACAAAATCACCAACTTTATTTCCTATGTTTATATCGTAATATAGACTATTAGATGGTGTTAATTTTAAATTACTAATTTGTTGATTACAATTAACTCTTAATGATTTAACTTGTTTATTTTCATTTGTAAAACCTAATATATAATTATCATAAGATGGGTCATAACCTCCAACTATAAACTTAGAACTATAATCTCTTAAATTATCTCTAAACCAATCTTTCATTCCATATCTTGAGATAGGCTCTAAACCATCAGAACCTAATCTTAAAACAACTCCCTTTGGTTGGTCTGTAAAATAAATGTTATTTGCATAGTTAGAGAAAGTCTCTGGATTTGTTCCAATACCAAATTCTCCAGCATAAGGTATTTCTTGTCCTAATACTTGCTCTACTGAAGTAATTTGACCACCTCCAACTGCATCAGATAATAAGTTTTTATTGTATAATACTTTGTGTAATTTATCTTCTTGAAATACTATTAAATCCGTATCTCTTGAGAATAACTTTTGTATTCTTCCATATTTATCATCTAAATCTTTATAGTTTGCTCTTGATAGATTAAACTCATTTAAAGAATTATAGTTTGTTGTTTTTTCAAATCCACCACTATATGTTAATGATGCTATATTTCTTCTCTCTTTATATCCATCTAATTGAACTGCATTAGGTCTTGTATTCGTAGATAAATAATTTGAGTTAAATAAATCTTTCACTCTATAACTTTCAGCTCCATTACCTTGAGAATAACAATTAAAGAATGATAAATTTAATGTTGCAGCAGTAGTAGTACCATCTTGGTCTACATCTGCATCTACAGGATAATTACTATCTGTTTTTTTAGATAGGTGGTTTCCATTAGAATCTATTAAATAGGTATCAGGTATCTCGTAATAAACTTCAGAACTTTTATCTTTAGGGTCTGTCTCAAGAATAATAACGCTTGTAGCAAGTGTAATGGTTACTAATGAATCAGAGTATGATGGTTTACCAGGATTAATTATAGTTTCTCCACCAGTAGAACCATAATTATTCCAAAAACCTATAGAATATGGATAGTTATTATCATAAACAAAATTTGAGATAGAAATAGGCCCATATACAGTAGAAACATAATGTCCTCTTGCCCACACAATATCAAGAGCAGGACTATCATTCATCTCTGTAACCCACCACTCATATATACTATTATAATCAGCAGATGATGTATATTTTTTTTCAAATACATCAGGACCTGCATTCGTTCTTCCATTACTTAATTTAAAATATAAAATACTTCCAGCTGTTATCTTTGTGTCTTCCCATAATCCAGTTGATGGATTTAAAGTTCCAAATAGTCCAGTATAAGTTAAAAAACCATGAGGCTGACAGTTTGAATTGCTAACATGATTTTCGTATGCTATATAATTATTTGGAAGTGATGCTATATCAATACCACTAAAACTTTTCACTTTAATATAATTACCAGCAGGTGCTCCAGTTATAAAATTTTCAGCTTGTTGTTTATATTCTAAAACCTGAACTTTAATTAAAGATACTGTTGGCCCATATAAATTTCTTTTAAGGATTAAAATATCTCCATCTTGAACCTTATTCTTTTCTTGACCCTCTAGTTTTATCCAAATGTAATTATCTTTTTTATATACTACAAGAGCGTATATTGTTTGGTATTCTAATTTATTATCTTTTACAAATACCTTATATTTTGTTGCCCAATAAGGAGCTTTATGATGTACTTGCATTTGTAAACTATTTTTGTTTACAGAATTTAAAATAGGTATAAAGCAGTTATTAGTTGAGTTTGAATGCGAGTTTGTAATCACAGTTGAATATCTTCCTTCATCATCTAAGTATACAATACCAGCTTCATAACTTCTATTACTTTTACAACTAGAGTAAGCATTACCATTAGATAGTGATATATTTATAGTTCCATCTACATAATAAAAATATTCTTGTTTTAATGTGAAATCACTATCTGTATGAACAGAAGGAGTATTATCAACTTGGTATTCTATATATGGAAGTTTTATTTCTATTACATCAGGAGTTGTACCACTCAATATTTCAAATGGTTTATATTTACCAACATAATCAACAACTTCATTAGCTGGAGCTTGACTTCCAGTATCATAATATTTAAAATTATTATAAGCAATTACATTTATAAAGTTTTGAAATTCACCAGAACCTCTAAGTGCTTCTGCATTTGTATAGTCAGCACCAAGAAACATTGATATAGAACAATTATAATTACCATGATAAGATATTGGAGCACTTTTAGCTCTAAAATTAAAGTTCAATAAATCACCTGCTTTTATTTGTTTTCCAGCAAAATTTATTCTTAAAGAATCTGCTACAGGTGTTGATACCCCATTAATAATTTCATTATGAGTTCTTATCTCAGTAGTTAAACGATTATTTGTTTTATCCTCACTAATAGGTGATAAAGTATAATCAATCTTTATAGGTTGTCCATTAGTATCAACCATGTCGTGTCCCTCAACATAATTTCCATATATTAATCTATTCCCAATAAAATCTTGTGCTTTTGCTAATATAGGTACATTATCAAATAATCTGTTTATCTCGTCTTCTGGAAGTACAGAGTATATTTTGTTATTAGAGAAAAGAAATGACCTATCAGAATCATCTGGCCAAAATAAATTTGTTTTATTAAAGGTATCTATTATCCAAATGTTATTACTATTACTCTCTTTAAAAACCAACTGAATATCAGTTACATTTTTATCTCCAGTATTAAACCCTATGTTTACAGCATTGAATTTATTAACCATTCCTATATTCTCGTGAGTCAAATAATCTAAAGAATATTGTCCTGGATAAAATTGAGGATTTGAAAATGTTGAGATAGCAGAATATTCTCCATCTAAATATTTCCATCTATAACCAAAAGATAGAAACCTTTCTTTTATATTATTCTCAGTTCCATTACCAGTTGTAGTTGGTGTGCATATAGGAGCGAAATGAGGCTGTCTTTTATATAAGCTTATATCTTTACTTAGAAAAGTAGGATTAACGTCTGTAGAAGGCCCATATCCTTTTGCTCTATCCACATTGATATATCTAATTGGATTTAAGTCATCAGTCCAAACTAACAATGTCTCTTTATTAAATGAGTTGTATATTACGTTTGCACCAGTTATTTTATATTGTTTATTAAAATTAAGTACGTTATTAGGAGATGTTCTTGAATCTTGTAATATAGTAGAAACTAAAGGACCTCCTGTTACACTATTTAATTGGTCGTACTCAAATATATAATTACCTGTAGATGATGTTACAAACCAATATATTTTTTCATTACCTTCATCAGATACACTTCCTATAGATTCAGAATCAAAAGGAATGTTTAAATCAGATATTTTATCAAGACCATAAGAATTTTGAATACTTCCAACTTGAGAACCCTCAGAGTTAGAAACTAGAACATTAAAAGCATCTATATATTCTCCTTCAGGTATCAAGCGGACATCATAGTCCTTATTCATTTTACCTTGTACGAAATTCTTTTTTAATTCACTCATTATTTAATCCAATTTGTTTGACCACGAAGAGATTGTAATATTTCATCATATCGAATATTCATCATTCTTATTTTGGTATTATTTCTAATAGCTTTAAATTCTGTTTTAGCTCTTTGAACTACATATTCTTGAACTCCATATTTATTTGATAGTATTTCATACTTCATATATTGGTATAAAAACTTCTCACATAATTTATTAACTCTAATCTCATCCTCAGCTAAATCACTAAGACCATCAGATATATATTCTAATACAATAGTTTTTGATCTAACATCACTACTAAATCTAATTACACCTGAGTTTTTATCTATAATATATTTACCATTTTGATTAGCTGTTTTTCCATCAATACCAAATCTACTTCCGTACTGATATAAACTACCACTATCATTTAGATTATTTGATTTAGGATTTGCACTATTAATTTCTGTTAAGGAAGTACCTTCTAAAGCATCACCATTATTATCAAATAAAATATTAGCATTATTATCTTGTAAGTATGCAATAGCAATAGTACTTTGATTATTCATAACCATTGGTCTTAAATTACCATCATCATCTACCCAACTAATTCTAACGTAATTAACATAATCTTTTGGAAGTATCATTGTCAAATTATCAGGAAGGTCAAGCTCTAATGCTTTAACTTCTCTTGCTACATCATAGTTTAATTCTTGAAGACCACGTTTAGCATGAAATATCACTTCATATCTTTTGCAATCACTTATCACTTTATCATCTCCAACATACATCAAATAAAACTTATTGATAATATCTTTTAATAATATGTATTGATAATCACCCCAATTTTCTTCTTGAGGAGAGTTGCCTCCATTCTCGTAATATTGATAATCTGTTAAAAAATTAGACATATTTATTATTGATTTTGTAATTGGTTATCTTGTGCTTCAAACGCTACTGCTGCTTGAACTATATCAGCTTCTCTAATATTTAATCCAGCATACTTTAATATTTTCATTGTAATCTCGAACTTATCATCAAAACCAATCTCTAAATCTTGGTAACCTGGCAAAGAAGAGTTAAATACAGGATTGTCATTAATTACTGTGTAAGTCCAGTTAGGGTCTTTAGGTGTTCTAAAATAAGTTAAATAAACACCACTAACAATAGTTGATGGAAATACTTTGTATGTATTTGCATATTTTATATAAGTAGGATAGAATACATTATTCCCAGAGAAATCATCTTGTAAATGATAACTGATTTTATCTCTATCTAACAACTCTATCTCTCTACCATTATAAGTTAAATTTATAGTGGTATACATATCATTAGGCTGATTGAATACTTGAGCCATACCATCGTAAGCAGGTGTTAAGTCGGTAGGCTGACTAATAAACACATCCATATTCTCTCTGGTCTTCTTTAATATTTGCTTGTCATTTGCTCTAGCTACTCTTGATACAGATGCCTTATTATAATCATAAAAGTAACCATCTACAATTTCTTGTTGTGCTTGTTTAGCAAAAGTGTTAAACTGCAAAGGTGTTATGTAACCACGACTTTCTTTGTTAAGAATAAACTTGGTTAAGTTATAAATGTCATTTATCATTTTTACGTATTTTGTGCAAAGTTACTAAAAAAAAAGCACCCCTATTATAGAGGTGCTACTATAGAAAATTATGTCTGTATGGCTTATAATTTATTACTAATATTTGCTAGAGCATCCATACCTTCATCAGTCATAAAAAATGAAGCCAATGCACTATATGTATTCTCACCAAATGGAACTGTAATTAATTTCCCACCTTTGTTTGCCCAAGATACATTTCTTCCATCATTAGTAATTTCAAGAATACCCATATCAACAGCTCTAATAGCTATGTTTCTTAATTTCAAAGAATCATCTTCAACTAAAGTCATAAACTCTAAAGGATTGTTTCTTGCGTAAATAAGCATATCACGTCTTAATTCTGCTGAAGACATATTATCTACCTTTGACTTTAAAATAACTCTTCCTATTGCTTCTAAATCACCAATAGGCATTTCTTTAACTGCAATCTGAGCATCTAATTGAACTAATTGTAAATCGTACTCTTCATTAGCTACTTCTTCAGCATCAAATTCATAATACTTAACATTTTTATCTGGGTGTAAAACAGAGAGGAATTTTTGTAATTCTACTTGTTCTTTCTTTACAAATAGTTTACCATTCTCAAAAATAATTGGAGGGCATATTGCATATCCATCTTGTTCTTCTAAAAATGGTGATTCTTGGTTATCACTCCATCTTAAACTTCTATTTCTTTTTCCATCGAAATATAATAGTGGACTGTTTGCTGAGTGTTTAGTTCTCAACATAAAAGTAATTGGTGTGTAATTACCTGTTAAAAGATAAACTCTATCTTTACTTTCAAAAGTATCTAAAGGAGATACATTTGTTTTTGTTTGTGTTGCTTTCGCTGCACTTGTTTTTGCTGTTGTAGCCATATTAAATTAAATTAAAATTCCATGCAAAATTACATAAAATATTTATATAGTTTTTAAACAAAAAAAAGAGGAGGAAATTAATCCCCCTCTTAAAAATATAATTATTTTATAGTATAACTTACGGTTTGAAAATCATAAAGTTATTAGCTCCTAATACTACTAAAGCTCTTTCAGACAAGAAGTTTACAGACATGCTATCTACTTCACTGTTAGTTGCTCCACCAGCAGAACCTATAATCCAAGATTTGTATTTACGATCCTCAGTCTCAGATTTTCTGTAACGAGTATGTAAGAATGGTCTCTTAGCATTTTTACCTAATACTTGGTCGTAAACTGTTAAAGTACCAGCAGGAACTAAAACTCCGTTTACTGTATTAACTAAACCACCTGTAGTAGCATCGTTCAAGTATTTCCAATCAGATTTGTAGAAATCATAACCTAAGTTAAATCCTTTAAATCCTAAGTTCAAAGCCATATCAGTATCATTATCAAAAAGACCATAAGATGCAGCACCTAAAGTACCATTTACGTTCAATCCAGCTAATGTAGTATCAATTTGGAAAGATAAAGAACGATTCACGAAAAGAACATTTTCTTGGATAGCTCCCTCTTTGTCTAATACTTTGATGATATTCTCGATGTCTGTTCTATCAGCGATAGCTCCAGTACCTACGTTACCTCTATTGTTGATTTCATAGAATAAACCTTTAGTACCTTTGTATCCTTGAGCAGCAGCAGCAGAACCAGAAACAGCAGGCTCACCTTCAATCATTGCAGTTTCTAAGTAATCTTCAAATCTCAAACGAGTTTCGTGCTCTGATTTTAAATACCATAAGTATCCAGTTGCTCCATTTTCAGTTGTAACTTCAATCCATCCGATTTGAGCCATATCTGAACCATTAACCTCATATTTATCTTTGATGATAATTGGAGTTGTGTCAAGAATTTGAGACTCAGCTTCAACAGAACCAACCATTCCAGCAGTTCCTTTTTTAAATTCAGAACCATAAACGAATAAACTAATTGCAGATGCAGTAGCAGATAATGCAGAGATATTAGCAGCAGAGTAAGCGTCTACTGTAAGAACAGTAAAATCAGAAGATACAGATCTAACTATTACTTTAATTACAACACCAGCAGTATCTTTAAGGATAAGTGTTTGTCCAGCTCTTACAGAAGGGTATCTAGTAGTAGCAGAAGAACCTGTAGTTGGAGTGTAAAAAGTTTGGTTTGAATCTAATGTAATTTGATTAGTAGCAGTTTTAGTTGCAGTACCGAAGATATGCAAACGACCTTGCTCACTCCATTTAATCATATCAGAAGTAGAAGGCATTTCAGCTCCTACCATTCTTAAAAATGACGCTACAGAACGATTACCGAATCTTTCAAATTCTTTCTCGTAAAGATCTGGAAGTTCGTGTGATAAAAAGTCAAATGAACCTACATAGTTAGTAGATAAAGTTGCTTGAATTGGTGCAGGGGTTAATAATGGATTCCCTCCAATAGTACCTGCTGAAAAATTAATTGTGTTTAATGCCATTTTGTTTTAATGTTTTTATTATTTATTTTTTTCTAATTCGTAAACCACCATCAAAACTATCATTACTAATTGCTCTCATTCTAGGACCTCCACTATTATCTGTGATTTCTTTAGAATCTCTAACATTCATATCAATGTTTTTCATTCCTTTGATTACACTATTAGTTGAATCTGCTTTACCTTGCTCATAAAAGAACCTAGCAAAACCATCTGGGTCTCTAAACATAGCCAAAGATTTGTGATAATCATGTGCATCTTTCAATACTCCATTATCATCTAAATGTTTTTGAACAACCGAAGATAAATCTGACTGAATATTTCTAGTCTCATTTACATCTTTTGGTTTATAAACTTGTTTTTTATCTCCTAAATTAAATTCAAAGCCTTTGAACTCATTAGAGAATAGTTGCGTAGTTTTTTCATCAAACACTTTTGCTTTTGCTTGAGCTATTTGCTCTGCTTGTTTTGATTGTGTTTCATATTCTTGATAGAAGTTAAATGCTTTCTTATAATCTTCAGTTACTTCAGCTGAGTTAGACCCTAAATCAACTTTATATTGTTCCTTGAGATTATTTAGATAGTCTTTAGCTCTAAACAATTCTTCTTTTAATGCCACCTGTTTTTTCTTAATATCTCTTTCATCATCAATATCTTCATCAAAAGAATACTCTTCCTCTAATAAATAATCAATGTCAGCATCATCAAGATGTGGCTTTGTTTGTTTGTAGTACTCTTTTAATGTTTCAGTACTATCTGCTTTATCCCAGTCTTTGTTAATTTTAATGTAGTTATCTACACCATATTCCATTAACTTTTTTATATCTTCTGGAAGTTCAGCTTTTTTTTCACTCTGTGTAAGAACTTCGTCTAAAGACTCGTATTCTTTTTGATACCTATCTTTTAAATAGTTAAGTACTCTTGCGTCATCAATATCTGTCTCTTGGTTTTCCGCCTCAACATTTTCTTGATTGTTTAAATTTTCTGAACCAGCTTCAAAATTATCTTGAATCTCTTGTTCTTTTTCTTGAATAGAAGATACCTCTTCGGCATCTACTGCTCTAAATTTCATTCCGCTCATATATTTGTATTAAATTAAATTTTTTGCAAAGGTATGTAATTTTTTATTACTCTACTTTAAACAAGTCATCCATACCACCAAGACTATCTTCCTCATTGAAATCTATAGGACTTAAATCTTGTTGTCTTTGGTTTATCATTTTACTTTGCTGTGTTGCTTGTAACTTTGTTCTTGTATCTTTCCTATCTTCTTTATCCATATCTTTCTTATGAATTAAGTCCATCTCAGCTTGTTTTACTTGTCCTTGAAAACCTTGTTGTAATTTGATAAGCTCTGATTTATATTGAAACTCCATTTGCATTTTCTCCATTTCCATTTGATGCTTCATTTGTTCTAATTGAGCATCACCTTGAGATTCAGCTTGTATAATTTGAAGTTTACCTTGAGAAGTAGCTTGAGCAAGTTGAGCCTGGCTTTGTGCTTGGCTTTGCATTGTTTTAGCTTGTAACTCTTGGTCTCTCTCTTCTTTATGCTTTTTCTTAACTTTTAATAATTGAGATGCTATTTTAACATTTTTAACATTACGAATATCTATTGCATCATCTATATCAATTTTACCTGCTGCCAAAGCTGCTTGAATATTTTGATTTAATAATTGAGTTTCTTCTTCATCAGGCATTAATGTAATATAAATACCAAAGTTATATAAATGTAGGTCTTTAATTTTATTGATAACATCTACACTACCTCCACCAATCATCAATGCAAAATCATCACGCATATCAGAATATTCTAACAAGTCAGACATTCTATAGCAAATACATTCAGCAATTCTTCTAGTCATAAATAAACCACTTTGAAGAATATGTCTTGTAGCAGTATTAGAATTTAATGCAGCTAATTTTTGAAGACCAACTAAACTATTCTCATCTGGCATACTTCCATCACGAGCCTCATTAAGACCTGTGCTTTGACGAATCATATCAAGGTAGTGATTATACATACCAACAAGACTTTGTATCTTAGCATTAGCTCCTGAAGCTGTAAGCTCTTGAATAGGCATACGTGCATTATTAAACTCACCATCTTCTGTATAACTTCTACCTACAACACTTCCTGTTTGGAAATATAAGTTTAACGCTTGTTCTGGAGTATATGATTGACCATTTCCTAGATTAACACCATTTAAACCATCTATATCTAAGAACACCCCATCAGGTTTCATTCCAGAGATAACTTGTTGTAATTTTAAATGCGTAAGTTGTATTTGGTCTGCAAAAGGAATCATTCTTTTAACTAATGAATCTATTGCACCTCTATACATTCTTGGAGCAGACATTACATAAGGAGGATAAACTTTAGAGATTGAAGATTTAGGTCTAACCATATTCTTCATTAAATCCCACTTCAATAAATAATTAGTACCCATAACTAATACACCCTCAAACCAAACATCTATTCTTTTAGATATTTTTTCAAATTGAGCATCATCAGTTTTAGGTCCTTGAAAACTATCATCTCTCTTTACTACTTTATCTCCACCGTTAGCATTTTTCTTTTTCTTATATACTACGTTTAAATCTGTCTTATATGAGAAGAACAATAATGTTGCAGAATTATTTCTAATATTACCTCCTAATATAGTTCCTCCTTGAATGTTTTGATAAGCATCCCATTTAGAAGCCAATTTAGAAATCTCTTTAATTTCTTCTTGAGTTAATTTTGGATTTAATTTTTTAAGTTCTGTAATAGGAACATTTTTAACTTCTCCAAAATAATAACAATCTTGAAAAGTAGGATCTTCAGTTGGACTAAAAACCATATTGGCAGGATCGCAATACTCAATTCTAATCCCATTATGTGTATCAAAAGAATGTCTAACAGCTGATACACCCAATACAACCTGGTCTTCATCTGTTCTTCTTTTTATTAAATCGTAATTGTTTAAATTTAAAACATTCTCAATAGCTTTTTCTTCAGCAATCTCTATCTCATCTTTATAGAATTCCATGTGAAGGTCAAGCTCTGCTTTATCTTGAGGCATTTGTTCTTCAGGTATTGGATACATATCTATACCTAATAAATTCTTAGCATCTTTTAACAAAGGAGCAGCAATCATAGCTTTCTCTACCTCTGTTTTATAGTTATTCTTTTTGTCAGATGAAATATTATCTACTGCCTCTGCTTTAACCTCGTATTGTCTTGTAGACATTCCATTAACAACTATATCAACAAATTTTGGTATAATTGGAAGTGGTGTCCAATCTAAATTAAGATAAGAAATATCTCCATTAACAGACATCTCTTTTTTATATTTTTGAACAGATTGCTCTCCTCTTGCATATAATCTTAGTTTGTGAAAGTGGTCTCTTGTAGTGTAGAACCTTGAACCATTAAGAGATGTTTTTCTAAACCACTCAGCTTGAATGGAATGAGCAACAGACCTACCGTAATCTTCACTTTTCTTAATCTCATCTGTCGCCAGTTGGTCAGGAAAATATACATTAGGCATCGTTAAATCTTGATTCATATATGTGTCTTTATTTTAGTAATTCGCTATGCATTCCTTTATTAGAATATCTTGCAAAATTAAACATTATTTCCGAGTTATTTCTAATAGGTCTTGTAACGTATGTTTGGTTAGCCATAATTGCAAGACCACTACTAATAGTAGCATCAAATTTAGTACGATTAGCTATATCAAAATTTGCCCAATCTAGAAGTGTTCTATTAAAATACATATTCCCCATACTTCCTTCTTCTCTATATTCACCACTATAATCTATACCTACATATTGATTTATATATGCTTCAATAGCATTAGCTTGTAACTCAATAGTTTGTGTAGATGAAGGAATACCACCTAACTCTCTCTCTGATGGAGACAAATCATTCTTATGTTTATCAGGTCTATTTAATGAGAAACCACGAAAACCTCTATTGGTAAAATACTTTAATTGTCCAACTTTATTATTTTCTATAAGTATAGGCATTCCATAAAATACACAAGCCATTAAACAATTTTCATAAAATTCTTCAGATGTTCTTGGTCTTGCTATATACTCTAAAAAGAAATGGTTACTTGGTGCGTCATCCATATTGAATTTTGTAAGACCATGAAAAGAACCTTTAGAACCTCCACCACCTACAACTCCTGATATATCGTATGTATCACAACCAAAACTTCCTATATGTGCATTACCTGGATATTTCTTTCCATTCTTTAATTCTATTCTATTACGCATCTCAGGTTTAGGAATCCATGATACTTTAAATTCACCATCTTTACTTGGTGTCCATATAACTTCTGTATCTTTAACACCATTTCTCCAAGAGAATTTACCTGTTGTAATAATCCTATTATGCTCAAGACCATCATTATAATCTACTTGTTCATATATCTTTGAAAGGTCAAACAAACTATTTTTAGCTTCATCACGAAATGCGTGTCCTTCTGTTCTTGGGTTTTGTCTATAAAACTCATTTAAAGCATCAGAATCTTTTCTTAAACTCTCTATTTTATTCTCAAAGAAATCTAATACACCATCGTATACCCAAGTTCCTTGAATGTCTTTTACTGGTTTATCTCCAGCTCTAAACATAGGGAAGCCATACAAATCTATATACCCCTCATAATTCCATTCCATAGGAATAAATAAAGCATATAGTCCACTTGTTGTTTGTCCATTCTTATCTCTATTTTTTACATCACTATCGTAATATAATTTTTTAAAGTTCCCACCACCATTTTCTTGAGAGTTACAAGTACTTCCCATCATACACTTACCTATAAGTTTTCTTCCAACTCTTAAACAAGTTTGTGTAACCCTCCAGTTATTTTGTATGTTTAATGGGTTTGTCCATTTACCACTCTCATCATGCACAAGTAATTTTAACTTTTCCCCATCATAACTATTGTCTCCTGTGTTCTTCCAATCAATAGAAGTATCTAAACCCTCCATTTCATCTTGAGCATCAGACATATTATTCTTGGTTATTTTAGATGCAGGAACACGATACGATAACTCTGTCTTAGGTTTATCCATACCATCCATAATAGGTTTAAAAAAGAAAGGATAATTACTTGAGATAGGAACTACTTTATCTGTAAACATTTTTTTAGCATCACCTCCTGTTTTAGAAAGAATACCAAGTCTACTATCTTTAGATATTGTTGCGATATTAACAAGCTCTGAACTACCCATAAAAGAAAAACCTGAACGTCTATTTTTTAAATAACACATTCCAAAACTTCTAGTGTCAGCCTTACATGCCTCCCAAAATATCCAAAATATTCTATTACTCTCTCTAAATTCAGGGAGACCAATATCTATTTTAGTCCATTGAAGATACATATAGTGGCTTCCTGTTATGTAAGATGGTTTTCCGTTATTCATAAAGAATGTTCCTTCATCTCTTTTATTAAACTCTTCTTCTATATAATCTACCCATTTACTTTTAAAATCTTTAGGCATATCATTCCATTGAAAAATAGTTTTTATTTTAGAGAGTTCTTTAGGATATTCATCGGCCTCCCAATATTGTTCCTCAGGTTTCTTGTCCCTAATTTTCACTTTATTTGGGACAGAAGGTAATGCTATTTTTAATCCTTGTATTTCATATACTTCTCCAATAGTACCATCTTTAGAAATAACCACTATATCATACTCTGGATTGTATCCATATACCCATCCATTTTTTTTATTAATTTTATCTACTTCTTTTTTTGGTATATAATCTAACAGTATGGAATAAATACTACTTTCCTTTGCTTCGTCTTTCTGCAAAGCTTTCAAACTTTGATTCATCTTTAGTAGTATTAGGGTTTTCTTCAAGTATATCTTGTTCTCTTTGTATTTTTTCTAAAATATAAAAAGCATCATCAAGAGCTTGTTTTTTTGCAAGTACAGCATTACGCATTTTATCAGCAGTAATATCTACATCATCATCAGATATGATTTCATCAGCAAGAACTTTTATTAACTCTGTAACTGATTTATAAGCAGCTTGAATAATCTGCTCTTTTAATTCTTTGTGGTTATACATTTAATTTAATTTTAAAAAGCAAAGGTATAAAAAAATGCCCTCTGATTTAGAAGGCATTTAATTTAGCAATTTTTACATCCACCACTTCCACTAGGACCTTTTCCAGAACCTCCTGATAAATCTCTAGATTTGTCTCTATTTTTTCTAGCAACTTCTTTAGATGATTTAGAAGATCTATCTTTCCACTCAGACATTGTTTCTCCTGCTTGTTTGTACTTATCGTAACTTTGTTTAGTTACCTCATCTTTTCTTTTTTGTTGCCAAGTTCTTTGATCACCTTTAACTATCATTTTAGCAGGTTCAAACTGTGGATTTGTTTTAACAACACCAGCGGTTTTCATAGGTATCATAGTAGTTATTTCTCTCTCTCCTTTTGAACTAGAAACACGACTTGAAGAAGTAGGTTTTTTAGTTGAAACAACTTTAGAAGTAGTTTTTACATCTGGTTTAGAATTAGATGATTTATCTTCATTATTCCACTTTGTTATATAAGTAGTACTACCATTAGGATTTTTAACCTCAGTTTTTGTTACATTGTTTTTTGTAGGGTCTATCTTTGGTTCTTCTTTTGAAGAAACTTTATCTCCACTTTTATCAAAATTACTCATAATAGATTTTAATTTATCTATATCAGCATTTTTAAATCCTATTGAGTTATAATCTTCTGCCATAATTTTATTTTTTACAAAAGTAATGTTTTTAATTCAATTTTAAAACAATATCACTATCAGACATTCTATATAATTTTTCATCATCTATCTCAAATTCATATTCACTATTCTTTTTGAATGCAATCATATCTCCTTTTTTAAAGCCAATAGAAAGTAGTTTTTCATTTGCGTATACTAACTCTCCAATATGCTTCTCTTCTTTCTCTAAATCGTATAGTATACCTTCTTGAGTATTATCTATTGGTTTTACAAAACAATAATTAAGATGTGATATCCAATCATTACCATTTACATTTCTTGAGAGATATATTCTTTCAGGACTAACTATATAAACTCCATCTCTAAAAAACTCTGGAGAAGTAGTTGGTCTACCCCTCATATCAAAATAAATTCTAAAAATATTATGGTGTAATACAACTATGTCTCCAACACAAATATCCCCACTGTAATGTATAGGTAGTGATTCTACAATACCAAGTCTATTAACATATTTAGCAAGTTCTAATGAAGTGTTTATGGTGAATTCTACACCACCTATATTCTTGGTATTATTATATTTACTCCCATAAGGAGATATTATAAAATTGTATGGACTCTTCATTAATAGTTAATGTTAAATTCAACAAGAATAGGTAGATTTTTGTTTGGACTTTTCCATACAGATAACTCTTTATTTTTATTCTCTATCCATACATAGTAATCATTACCATTATCAATAATAGCATGTATTGTATTAGACCCTCCTAATACTTCTTGTCCAACTATGTAGTGCATTGAATTTTTATAATCAAGACCAATAGTTATTTTTCTAATTTCTAATTTCATTATTATTAAATTATATTCTTTTGGCAAAAATACAAAAAAGTGCCGAACATATATTCAAGCACTTTTTATATCTTATATTGCGATATGCATTATTAATTATAAACTCTAATTTCTATAGGAGTATTTGTTAAAAGCGAGTCTACTTGAGTTGATGAACTATCTTTAGTAACTACATCCATTTCATTATTACCTGATCTTCTAATTTTAATGTTTCCACTACTTACATCTATATTATCTGATATTGAAAAATAAGTTTTATCTTCTATAAAAAGTCCGTTGCAAGTTGTGTAATAAAAACCAGTTCCATCATAAAACCAATTAATATTACCAAGAGTATTTTCTAATACAGTTACTATTGGAGCTGCTGTATTGTAGCTTAAATAAACATTAATTCCCCAACTAGCAGGTGTTGTTCCTGTTGCAACAAAATAAGTTCCAAAATTATTACTTTCAGCACCTACATTTGTAAAGTCGTGATTAGCTCCTCCTCCATCATCTGAAATTTGATAAGTAACTCCAACAGTTAAATTTCCTGTCCATATATTTGTAGGATTATTACTACCTCTTTGTGTTAATAAAGCTGTGTATATTTTATATGGTGTAGGTGTTACACCAAAAAAATTAGCAATACTTTCTAAAGTATAAACTTTTGTTTTAGATGAATCATTATCATCTACACCTATTAATTTATCACTAAGTGATAGTAAATTGTCTTGTAAGTAATTTTGTATTTTCATAGTTTTTATTATTTATTTTTTAAATATTATAAGATGCTATTTGTCCGCCTACTGTTGCTACTGTTGCAGCATTTTGTAATCTGTCGCCAATACTATCGGCAGTAAATCCACTTGCAATTAGATAGTTCCAAAATTGTGCTGGAGTCATTAATAATGTCCCTGTTGTATTATCAACTAAAACCCCACTTAATACGTTTGCAGCTGTTGGAACTCTTAATGTTCCTGTTAATTCACTTGATGCACCGTAGGTTGTTCCAAATCTTACGTTTGCTATTGCAGGATTTCCTAAAGCAACACCTGGAGCATATAAAGTTCTATTACCACCTGTACTAACTTGAAATAACCAAGATGATGTATTTGTATCAATGGTTACTCTTGGTGCTACAATAGCTGAAATATTAGTTGAATTAACTACATTTCCACTTACTTTAACTAATGTTCCACTTGCAGCATTTGTATTATAAGTTATACCTACTAAAATAGCAGGATTTGTACTACTTGCAGTTATTATTCCTATTGCTGAAATTGTTGCAGCACTTGTTATATTATAAATTGCAGGAGTTGTAGCAGCAGTAATATTTCCTGTAATGTTTAAATTTGCACCTATTGTAATTATTGCAGGTACTACTCCATTTGTGATATTTCCTGTTATATTTACTGTTGAATTAGAAGATATATAAATTGCTGCTCCTGTTGATGCATTTACTGCTGATGAACCACTTGCACTTACATCACCTGTTATATTTATAGTAGCATTTGCACCTACCAATAAAGCAGTAGCATTTCCACTTCCACCTGTTGTTGAATTTATTGATAAATTACCTACTATATTTAAAGTTCCTGTAGAAGTTACATTTATTATTTGTTTTGTTGCATTATTTATATCTACTGTATAATTTCCATTTAAATTTAAAGTACCTGTACTTGAATGCCTAATAGCCATATAAGCACTTGTATTTGTAATAGTCAAAACATTACCATTAAAAGTAGCAGTATTAGGACTTGCTAAAGTCATCTCTAATGTTGGTGTTGTTGAACCTACATAAATAGCTTGTGCAGCACTACAAGTTAAATTACCACCATTTGCATAAATAAACTGCCCACTTGCTACACCACCAAATACAGTACCTGTAGATTCTGTCATTTCAAGTTCTGAAACAATTGGAACACTACCTAATGTTTGTACTGCTAAAATATTAATTCTATAATATGTATATGAAGTTGTATTAGATAGTATACCACTTGTATAAGTACCACTTGTTGGCATTGAAAAAGCAGTAACTGTTTCTAATGTTGTATAAGTTGTTCCATCATTTGATCCTTGAAATGTCCAAGTGGAAGGATTACCAGCTGCTGATATATTATATCCCTTTATGTGGTATCTTTTGATAACTTTTCCACTTGAAAATTGATAACCTAATGAGCCTATATTAGCGGTTACACATTGCCATATAGTAGTAAATCCATCTTGATTAAAAGCATTCCAAGCAGCATTAGCTCCACTTGCTGAACTTGCAAAAGCTGTTCCACTTGGAGTGTTATTTGAAGTCATTGCAGGTGTTGCAATATTTGGAACTAAAATATTAGTTGCTGTATTTCTTATTGATTGTGCTGTGTATGTTCCATCAATAGTAACTGTAAAGT